AGTTCGTCGAGTACTGCCGCCAGGACGTGGTGGTGCTCCGCGAGGTCGACCGCAAGCTGGGCGACTTCCCGACGGAGATGGAGCGCCGGGTCTACCTCGTGGACCAGAAGATCAACGACCGGGGCATGGCGATGGACCGCGAGCTCGCGGAGGCCGCCGTCGAGGCGGCGGCGGACAACCGCATGCACCAGGAGCTGGAGTTCTCGTCCATCACCGGCGTCGCCAACCCGGGGTCCCGGGACCAGGTGCTCGCGTGGCTGACCCGGCGGCAGGCTGAGGAGGACAAGGCCTCGGCGGCGGACTACCCCGGTGCCAAGCAGTTCGACCTCTCCGGCGACCTCCGCGCGGAGACGGTGGAGAAGCTCCTGAAGGGCGACCTGCCGGACGACGTGCGCCGGGCGCTGGAGCTCCGCCAGGACCTCGCCCTCGTGGCCTCCAAGAAGTTCGAGACGGCCCTGGGCGCCGTGTCCCCGGACAACCGGCTCCGGGGTGGCTTCCGGTTCTTCGGGGCCCACACGGGGCGCTGGGCGGGCCGAGGGGTCCAGCCCCACAACATGCCCCGCGAGCAGTTTGAGACCGAGGCCGAGACCGAGGCGGCCATCGTCGACCTGAAGCTCGGCTTGGGCGCCTCGGCGCGCGACCTGAAGGCGCTCGTCCGCCCGCTCTTCACCGGGCCGCTCACGGTCGTGGACTACTCGGCCATCGAGGCGCGCGTGATCGCCTGGCTCGCGGACGAGGAGTGGGCCCTCGACGCCTTCCGCAAGGGGCGGGACATCTACGTCGAGACCGCCGGGCGCATGGGCCCGGACTTCACGCGCTCCTCGGGCAAGATCGCCGTGCTGGCGCTTGGCTACAACGGCGGGCCGAACAGCCTCCAGATCATGGCCGCCGCGTACGGCATGCGCTTCAGCGACGAGGAGGCGCTGCGGCTGGTCTACGCCTGGCGCGAGGCCAACCCGGCCATCGTGGAGCTCTGGCGCCAGATGGGCGAGGCCTTCCGCTCCGGCGGCCCCGTGGGGGAGCTCGTCGAGGTGGAGGTCCACGGCACCTCGCGCGCGCTCCGGCTGCCCTCGGGCCGGGCCATCTGGTACCACAACGTCAAGCACACCTTCGAGACGGACCAGTTCGGGCGCCGGAAGCTCTCCGCGTCGTTCACGGACCCCCGCAAGGGGTGGCGCACCCGGACCTACGGCGGGCGCCTCGTGGAGAACATCACCCAGGCCGTGGCGCGCGACGTGCTGGCCGAGGCGCTGGTCCGGCTGGACGACGCCGGGGTCCGCGTCGTCGGCCACGTGCACGACGAGATCCTCACCGAGGGCCGCTCGCTCAAGCGGGTGTCCCGCATCATGACCCAGTCGCCCGCGTGGGCCGAGGGTCTCCCCATCGATGGCGCCGGGTTCGTCTGCCGCCGGTACCGGAAGGACTGACCCCGTGAACGTCGACCGCTTCATCACCTACCTGGAGTTCGTGGAGGCCCGCCACGGGCTCTGGGAGCGCCGCCAGGCGGGCTGGCCCCAGGACGCCTGGACCACCGACCCGATCCTCGCCGGGGCCAAGTTCACCAACGTCTTCCGGATCCTCGACCCGGGCACCCAGTACGTGCTCCGGCTCATGGACGAGGCGCCCACCGACCGGGCCGCGATGATGCGCGCGTTCCTGTACCGCCACACGGGCCGCATCGAGGCGTGGGAGGCGCTGGTGGACCTCGTCGGCTGGCCGGACACTGCGGGCGATCTCAGGGACGTCCTGGCGGTGTGGCAGGCCTACCGTGGGCCGGGCCGCCAGGTCGCCCGCAACCGCAAGGGCCCCTCGCCATCGGGGGCGGGCGGGGGCGAGATCAAGACGGTCTACCCCCGGTCCGTCTTCACGGGCGCCTACCTCGTGTTCCCGCAGTCGCAGGTGCCCGGGACCGACAAGATGACCTCGATCATCGACCTGACCAAGCGGCTGTTCCACGCCATGTCCCGCGAGTACGTGATGGACGAGCTTCGCGACGCGCCCTCGGCGGCGGCCCGGTTCAAGGCGCTCCGGTCCCGCAAGGGCGTCGGCGACTTCATGGCGATGCAGACCCTCACCGACATGGGGTACTCGAAGTGGTGGGAGGCCGACGAGGACGAGTTCGTGGTCCCCGGGCCCGGCGCGCGCAAGGGGCTGGCGGACCTCGGGTTCCCGGCCACCGAGGCGTCGATCCGCCAGATCCAGAGCACCATCCACGCGCTTGACGACTGCCCTAGGCTGGGCCTGCCGGACGGGAGGGACCGGCTGCCGAGCCTGATGGACGTGCAGAACACGCTCTGCGAGTGGTCGAAGTACGCGCGTCTCTTGGACTCCGGTAGGGTGCCGCCGAGGTACCGCCCGGCTCACCCCGAGGGCCTCCCGGCCCCCGTCCTCCCGGCGCACTGGTAACCGACACACGACACAAGGAGAACACGATGTTCACCGGCACGTACACCTCCGCCGACCTGGCCCTCAAGGACCTGGCGGGCCACCTGCTCAAGCGTGGGGACGAGGTGGGTTCCCGCCAGGGCGACCGCACCGTCGAGCTGACCCACGTCAACCTGGAGCTCGCCGAGCCGTGGCGCCGCGAGATCCTCGTCCCGGGCCGCGCGGCCTCGCTCCCGGCGCAGATCGCCGAGACCATGTGGATCCTCTCGGGGTCCAACGACATCAAGTTCCTCAGCCACTACCTGCCGCGCGCGGCGGAGTTCTCCGACGACGGCGCCACGTGGCGCGGTGGCTACGGCCCCCGCCTCCGGTGCTGGGCGGGCCTCCAGGAGAAGGTGGAGGGCGGCGAGAAGGTCTTCGGCACCTTCATCGTGGACCAGCTGGCCCACGTGGTGGACCTCCTCCGCGTCGACCCGCTGACGCGCCGGGCCGTGATCTCGATCTACGACCCCGCCATCGACGTCGCGGACGGCAAGGACATCCCCTGCAACAACTGGCTGCACTTCCTGAGCCGGAACGGGAAGCTCGACCTCCACGTCGCCACGCGGTCGAACGACCTCATCTGGGGCTGGTCCGGCATCAACGCCTTCGAGTGGAGCGCGCTCCAGGAGATCGTCGCCGGGCTCCTCGGCATCCAGGTCGGCACGCTCAACTTCTCGATCGGGTCGCTGCACATCTACGACCGCCACTGGAAGAAGGCCGACCGCCTCCGCCACGCGGACCTCTCGGGCATCAACGAGCTCCAGGACAGCCCCCGCTTCGCCCCGCCGCGCGGGGCTACCGGAGAGGTCTCGGACCTCGACCGCCTCGTGGCGCGGTGGCTCCGGCACGAGAAGGCGCTCCGCACGGGGGCCTGGTCCGAGGCGTACGCGGACGAGATGGTCTCCACCTTCCCGGAGCCCATGTTCCGGAGCTGGCTCCGGGTCATCGCGTGGTACTGGACCGGGCGCCAGGACTACCTGGAGCCGCTGAAGGGCACCCGCCTCCGCGCGGCGGCCCTCGCCTCACCCCCGCGCCCGCCCAAGGACGGCGCCGAGACGCGCGCCCTCGCGGCCTACGACCGCATGACGCGCGCTGGGGACCCCTTCGTCGAGTACGTGGCGGACCTGCACCGCCAGAAGCACGAGGTCTACGGGGACTCCTGGAAGCGGCGCGGCGAGCTGATCGCCATCCTGGCGAACATCGCCCGCAAGGTCGACCGCCTCGGCGTCGCGGGTGCCGGGGACACGGCGTCCGACACGGTCGTCGACCTGCTGGTCTACCTCGTCAAGTACCGCCTGTGGCTGAGCGCCACGGGCATGGCGGGCCCGCCGGTCGGGGTCGACCCGTTCTCGCTCTCGATCATGGACCAGGGGCCGGACGCGGTGCACGCCGTGCTGAAGGCGCTGCCGATCGAGCACCTGATGAGCGACGCGACGGAGGCCGGGGCCGCCGAGGTCGCGGAGCGGATCGCCCACGCCAAGGAGGAGTTCGAGAAGCTCGTCGACCTCGCCCGAGACCCCGAGGCGCGGGACATGGACAAGGCGGTGATCACGGACAGCCTCATCGCCACCGTGACCCCCGTGGCCCGGCGCCTGTGGGAGCGCGAGGGCGGCCCGACCCCGATGCCGGAGCCGGTCGCCGTGGGCCACGCGGAGCGCAACGCGACGCGCGCCTGGAACCCGGAGCTCGGGGCGTGACCGCGATCGACTGGAGGAAGCCGGAGAACCGCAGGGAGGCCTTCCTTCGGTTCTACGGCTTCCACCTCAAGCACCGCACCCACCCGGGCCTCGTGTACATGTGGCTCCCGGCCATCGCCGAGGCGTACGACCTCGACGAGGAGGGCCGGGCCTGGCTCACCTGGCTCAACGGCAACACCCAGAACCCGGTCATGTCGCTCCTGCTGCTGGAGGCCGCGCCTCGGTGGCAGGACTGGCGCGCGGCGGTCGCCTTCTGGAACGACAACTTCAAGCTGCTGGACTGGGACACGGACCGGCGCCACCAGAAGTCGAAGTTCGGCGAGGCGACCGAGCGGTGGGTGGAGCTCCACCGGACCGTCCCGCCCTCGGAGGCCTGGCTGGACGCCGGGCTCATCGGGTGGGACACCACCTGGAAGCACGCCACTTCGCAGCCGTACATGGGCCGCCTGTCCGCGTGGTCGATGACCGAGTACGCCCGGATCCTCCTGGGCGCCGAGGCCATCCCCGACGCGGGGACGTTCATGATGCCGGACATCAAGGGGTCGATGTCCCACCGCAACGGGGCCCTCCTGATCGGCGGGCGTGAGTCCGTCTACTGGGGCGCCGAGGACTACGCGGACCGGGACCGGATCGCCGAGGCCAACGCCGTCGCCGAGGGGCTCCTCACCGAGGCGGCCGAGCGCTTCGGCCACCCGGACGTGTCCCGGCTCACGCTGGAGTCCGCGTTCTGCACGTACAAGTCCTGGCACAAGCCGAACCGCCGGTACCCCAACGTCTACACGGACATGGCCTACGAGCGACTGCTCAAGGCCGAGGCGCGGTTCGGGCCCCGGTTCCAGCTGCTGTGGGACGTGCGCGCGGCGGAGCTTCCGGACTACCTCCTGCTGGAGCGGACGCCGGAGGACCCGGGCCTCGTGGCGCTCAAGCAGAACCACTACCTGGAGACCGGCGAGCCGGTCATGCTACACCGCGAGTACCCCGACATGCAGAGCTCGTTCAACGACAACGTGGAGTCCGGCGCGTACGGGCTCCGGAAGGATGCCGCCCGATGGCTGATCTGACCCTGACCCTGCCCCGCGAGGGGCTCACCCCGGTGGAGCTCCGGGGCGGGATCCACTACAAGCGGGACGACCTCCTCGCCTTCTCGAACGGCGTGTCGGGCAAGGTCCGGACGACGCTCCACCTCGGCGAGCTCGCGCGCGCCAACGGCGCTGAGGCGCTCGTCTACGGCGGGTCCGTCCACGCGCCCGCCCTGGGCCGCGTCGCCTCGGCGGCGGCCTATCTCGGCATGGACTGCTACCTCGTGATCGGGTCGGAGCTCCGCACCGCGCGGCGCCACGCCACGGTGCAGGTGTGCGAGGCCGCCGGGGCGTCCTTCCTCAAGGCGCCCGTGGCGTACAACCCGGCCCTCCAGAAGAAGGCGCGCGAGGTCGCGGCGGGGTCCGACGGCCTGATCTTCCAGGTGCCCTACGGCGTGTCCACGGAGCCGGACTGGACCCGCCCCGAGGTCGAGGAGTTCCTCAACCAGGACCTCGGGCAGACGGACAACCTGCCGGACGAGGTCGAGACCCTCGTGGTGCCGTTCGGCTCCGCCAACGCCGCGTCGGGCGTCATGTGGTCCCTCGCCTCGGCGCCGCGCCCGAACCTCCGCCGCGTCGTCCTCATGGGCATCGGCCCGGACAAGATGCCGTGGTTCCGGACCCGCCTCGGCAACCTCGGCGTCCGCCTGGAGGACATGCCGTTCGAGATCGAGCACCTGCCGCTGCACCCGCACTTCGCGGAGTACGGCGACCGCATGCCCGAGACCCTCGACGGCATCCGCTTCCACCCGACCTACGAGGGCAAGATGATCCGATACCTGGAGCTCGTGAAGCCGGAGTGGTGGACCCGCCGCGACGGCACCACGGCCTTCTGGATCGTCGGCGGGCCGCTGCCGTGACGCGCGCGCTGTACCTCATCGGCCCGCCCGCCTCGGGCAAGTCGACGGTGATGGCGGAGACGCTCAACCTGCTGGGGCTGGTGACCGGCGAGGCCTACCAGCCCTGGCCGGTGAAGAACACCGAGTTCCGGGCGGAGCCGCTGCTCGACATCATCGACGGCCACCAGCGCGGCGTGTCCCTCGGGGTCACCCGGCCCGGCGGCTTCCCCGGCACCGACGCCATCGGCATGGCGGCGCAGCCGGACGCCGTCGGGTGGGTCACCGAGTCGGACGAGCTCCCGCACCTGATCGTCGGCGAGGGCATGCGCCTCGCGACGTACGGGTTCCTGGCGCCCCTCGCGGTCCGGTCCCGGCTCCTGGTCCTGTACCTCAACGCTCCGGACGAGGTGCTGGACGCGCGGTGCGAGGCGCGGGGGTCGAACCAGAAGCCCCAGTTCCGGAAGACCGGCGCCACCCGCGCGCGCAACCTCGCGGCGAAGCTCCGGGAGCACGGCGTCCTCGTGCAGGACTGCCCCACCGAGACCATGTCGGTCCCGGAGATCGCCGCCGAGGCCGCGTTCCACCTCGCCTAGCACGCTCGACCCTGAGCCCCGCCCGGTCACACGGGCGGGGCTCACTGCGTTCCGGGGAGCACGACAGGTAACGATTCGATAACGACGGCCCGCTCGACTTGCCCGCTGTGTGTCTCCGTAGTAACGTGTACGTCGTGGGGCCGAGCCACTAGGCTCGCCGCACCGGGGCACCCGCCCCTTGACCCGACTTCCGAAATCCGCACCCGAAGGAGGCCATCATGGCCAGCAAGATCAACCCGCAGGACCTGCTCGTCACGACCGCGAAGGACGGCGTCAAGCGCCTCCACCGCCCGACCTGCAAGCGGGTCGCCGAGGGTTCGCCCAAGGTCTCCGCCCTCGTGGAGGACGGCAAGGTCGGGGGCCTGGCCCGCGCCACCGCCGCCACCTGCTGCAAGCCGAGCGCCGAGCTGGTCGACGCCGCCCAGGAGCTCGCGGCGGAGGAGTTCGCCGCCCGCCTCGCGGGATGGGAGTCCGACTCCGAGGCGGTGGTCGAGGCCGA